TACGACTGATGAGATTGTAACTGCGGTTACGGATAATACCGTCACAATAAGCCTTCCAGACGATGTTATCGTTGGTGGAGGTCTCACGGTTACCAATAATCTTCTTGTTCTTGGTAATTTAACCGTTGAAGGAACAGAAACAATCATCAACGTCGAAAGACTTGATGTCCAAGACAAGACTATCGGTGTTGCGTCAACATCAACTGCATCAAATACAACCGCTAATGGTGGTGGTTTCTTTGTTCATGCAGGTAGTGATGGTGACAAAACTATCTTCTGGAGTCTTGGTCAAAGTGGTTTCGAAGTAAACCAAGACTGGTTACCAAATGCCGATGGAACTTTTGATCTGGGTAATGCATCTAGAGAATGGCAAAATCTGTTTGTTGATGGTCTTGCAGAACTTGATGATGTCAATGTATCTGCAGCGGCAACAATAAATACACTGAATGTAACAGGTACAGGTACAATCGCAACCGCCGATATTAACGGTGGTAATATTGATGGAACTGTAATTGGTGCTGCATCTTCTGCGGCTGCCACATTTACCACACTTAACTTCAATGAATTAACTGGTGGTGGCACCACAATTAATAACGGTCGCATTGATGCTGGTGATGTTACCTTCACAAACCTGAGAGTAACTGGTGTCTCTACTGTTGCAACTCTGTTCCTCTCTGCAGGGACAAACACGAACGGCGCTGCATACTTTGATGCAAGTGGCCAGTTGCAATCAACCGCAACACCTTCGGCCGGAATTCAAACTTCCAACTTTATTTTGACAACGAACGCTTCTGGCGTTCCTTCATGGACGGATACTATTGACTGTGGAACATTCTAATATTGATGCGAATATCGTTATCGAACTCGCACTGAATAAAGTAATTGAATTACAAAAACAAGTAATCTTGACGGAGGCCAAATACATAAGTCTTCGTCAAGATTATGTCAAACTACAAAATGAACATGAAAAATTAAAAGAAGAATCTAATGAGTGGGGTTCTTCAACTACCACTAGAAAATCGACCACTAAATAGTAGGAAGCTAGTTGTATATTCATGGCAAAGCCTAGCAGTAGACAAGAACTCATTGATTATTGCCTAAGACAGCTGGGCGAGCCTGTTTTGGAAATTAATGTCGATGAAGATCAAATTGAAGATCTTGTCGATGATGCCATTCAGTATTTTCATGAAAGACATTTTGACGGTGTTGAGAGAATGTATCTCAAACACCAGATCAGTCAAGATGACATTGATGAAGCAAGAAGTAATACAGTATCAACAGTAGGATTTTCCTCTCAGGTTTTTAATGGGGAAAGATCTTCGGTCGTAAGTATTAGTGCAGATAATATCACCATTGCAAATCATGGTTTGATCACTGGATCTCCAGTGTATTATAGTTTTGCAGGAACTGGACACACATCAATTGGTATTGTAACCACATCTGTTGCTGGTGTTGGAACTACATCGTTCCTTGGTATATCAACCAGCAGTGTTCAATACTATGCGATTGCAGATAATACAAATCAAATTAGACTGGCAACATCAAAATCAAATGCATCAAGTGGTATAGCTGTAACATTTACGGCTGTTGGTGTTGGATCTACTCACTACATTACAACAAAGACGGAGTTTACTGAAGCAAGAAACTATATTGAAATTCCCGATCATATTATCGGTATTAATGGTATTTTCCGTTTTGATGACAATACCATTACCCAAAACATGTTCAGTATTTCTTACCAGATCTTCCTGAATGATGTTTATAACTTTAGTTCCATTGAGATGTTGACATATTCAATGACTAAAGAATATCTGGAAACAATTCAATTCCTGATAAGCCCAGACAAAAAGATTAGATACAATAAGAGAGGAAATAGATTGTATCTCGATCTAGATTGGAAGGGTGTTTCATCTAATGAGTATGTTGTAATTGATTGTTTCCGTGTATTGGATCCATCTGAAAATGAAATGGTCTATAACGACAGTTTCTTAAAGAGGTATCTCACTGCCTTGATTAAAAAACAGTGGGGTCAAAATATGAGTAAGTACACAGGTGTTAAACTTCCTGGGGGTATTGAACTAAACGGTCGTCAAATCTACGAAGATGCCCTTAGAGAGTTGGCAGAAATTCGACAGAGGATGACTTTTGATTATGAAGTTCCCCCACTGGATATGATCGGCTAATGGCTTTAAATCCATTTTTCCTACAAGGTTCTCCTGGAGAACAAAGATTAGTTCAAGACCTCATCAACGAACAGTTGAGGATGTATGGGGTTGATGTTTATTATATGCCCAGAAAATTCTTGGGCACCAAGACAATAATGAAAGAAAATGTCTTGGCAAGATTTGATGATAACTATGTAATCGAAGCTTATATTCAAAACTATGAGGGTTTCCAAGGATCTGGAGACCTGATGACTAAGTTCGGTATTAGAACCACCGATGAACTTACTTTAGTCATTTCTAAAGAGAGATATGAGGATTTTCTAACTCCTTTTTACGACGCAAACCCAACACAAGAATTGTTAGTAAAAAGACCAAAAGAGGGAGATCTAATCTACTTCCCACTGTCAGATAGTCTTTTTGAAATCAAGTTTGTAGAACACGAAAACCCATTCTATCAACTTGGCAAACTTTACATGTATCAACTTACATGTGAGTTATTTGAATATGAGGATGAAGTCATTGACACAAGTATTGAAGAGATTGATAATAATGTAGAGGATATTGGATATATTGCAACTCTTACTCTCGCGGGTGTTGGTGTTACTGCCACGGCCCGTGCAGGCATTTTCACAGGCGCAGTTAATCAAATTACATTGATTAATGATGGATATGGATATACTAGTGCTCCAGTAGTTTCGATCTCAACTTCACCGAATGGTAATGGTTCATCTCATGCAACTGCTGTAGCTATTACTACAAGTAACACGGGATCAGGATCTACAACATTCTCCATAAAACAGGTCTTAATTACAAATCCTGGTTTTGGCTATACACAACCACCAACAGTTACTTTCAGTGGTGCTGGAGGGTCAGGGGCGTCTGCTAGAACAGGTATTGGAACCACGGGTGTGGTCTTCATTGATGCCATTACGGAAGGTGGATCTCAATATTCAACCGTACCAGTTGTATCCATCTCCACATCTCCATCAGGTCTTTCTACTGCAAATGCAACGGCTGTTGCCCTTTTAAGTGCCTCTGGTACTGTATCTGCAATTAGATTTACCAACGCTGGATTTGGTTATACCGAGGCACCAACTGTTACGATTGCAGACCCAACTTCTGGTGGTTCTGGAGTTGGAACTGGAAACTTTGTTATCAACGAAGTTATTACTGGAGAAAGTTCTCTGTCCACTGCCCGTGTTAAGTCTTGGGATAAGGATACTAGAATTCTCAAGATTTCTAATCTTTCAGGAAACTTCACAACTGGCGAAATTATTGTTGGAAGTGCAACAACGATTAGCAATCCTGGTATTGGAACTACAGGAAGATACGCAGTTAAGTCGGTTCAATACGATGATGAATATGATGATTATGCAGAGAATATTATTATTGAAAATGAGGCCGATGATGGACTTCTCGACTTCACAGAGACCAATCCATTTGGTACTTTCTAAATAGTTAAAAAAATACCATGATTGGGCAATACTTTTATCACGAGATCCTGAGAAAAACCGTCATTGGTTTCGGCACTCTCTTTAACCAAATTGAAATTCGTCACTCTGACAACAATGACAATGTTCAGAGTAAGATGAAAGTGCCATTGGCTTATGGTCCAATGCAAAAGTTTTTGGCCAAGATTGAACAACAACCAAACCTTCAAGGTAGACCTGCGATTACATTGCCTCGCATGTCGTTTGAGATGACTGGTATCTCATATGATTCAACAAGAAAAGCCTCAATTACACAGACATTCAAAACTTGCAATACTGGTGAGTTAGGGAACATTAAAAAGGTTTACATGCCTGTTCCATATAACATCAATTTTCAATTGAGCATTGCAACAAAATTGAATGATGACATGTTGCAAATCTTGGAACAAATTCTTCCATATTTTCAACCTGGATTGAATATTACTATTAATCTCATTTCATCTATTGGTGAAAAGAGAGATATTCCAATTGTTCTTGAGAACATCAACATGACTGATGATTACGAAGGAAGTTTCGATAATCGTCGTGCAATGATTTCAACTCTGTCATTCACCGCTAAAACATATCTGTTTGGTAAGATTGCAGATAACTCTGATGGTCTTATCAAAAGAGTTCAAGTTGACATGTTTGATGATACAAACAAAGTTACCGCAAAGAGAGTTCAAAGATACGCTGCAACTCCTAGAGCACTTAAAGACTACAATGATGACGCAACAACGGTTATCAATAAAGTCTTTACGGTAAATCAAACAAAGATGACAGTCAATGATGCATCAGGACTTAGCGTTGATGATTACATTGTTATTGATAATGAGAATATGCAAATCCGTTCCATCAGCGGAAACGATGTCACCGTTTACAGAGGAGTTGATGAGACAACCGTATCTGAACACACTTCTGGATCTGTTGTAAATCTCATCAGTGGCTCGAGAGATGCATCTCTCCCTCTTTCTGGTGACGATGCTCTTATTGTTGCAGGTGATGACTTTGGTTTTAGTGAAATGACTTCATTCTATGAAGACTATAAGACCTATTCGCCTTCACAAGGAACTGATGTTTAATTCTGAGGAACAACAATGGCGTTTGATGATATCGGGAAAGCACTTGAAATTCTTAAAGATGACGGAGGCAGTGAGATTGCCCCTGTTAGCGGCGATGTACAAGTCCCAAGACAGCGAGAAGAAAAACCAGACCTAAAAAGAGACTACGAATATACAAGAGGTCAGTTGTATTCGTTGATCGAAAAAGGTCAGGAAGCCATTGATGGAATCATGGAGATCTCGCAAGAACAGGGTTCCGCGAGAGCTTATGAAGTTACTGGGCAACTAATTAAGAGTGTGGCTGATGCCACAGATAAATTATTAGACCTACAGAAAAAAATGAGAGACATCGAGGATCCTAAAGAAAAAGGACCTAGTAATGTCACCAACGCACTTTTTGTAGGATCAACTGCCGAACTTCAAAAGTTACTCAAAAAAGGAAAGTTAGATGACTGAAGAAAGGAAAGAAGTTCTGGAAGAAAAACCAGAAAACAAGAAGAAAGGTTTATTTGGTAAAATAAAATCAGCTGCCGACGACCATGAAGGTCAGTTGGAAGCAATCAGCACTATGGTCAGACTTGGTATCCTTGTCTGGTCTGGTGGTATTTTGACTCTTGCTTACATTAAACTTCCTGCTGCACTTGGTATTCCTGAGCAGAAACTTGATCCTACTTTCATTGCATCTGTTTTCACTGGGGTTCTAGCAACATTTGGTGTTCAGACTGCGAAGAAGTCTGGTGATGGTACAATGAAGATGGGTGGTGCTGGTGGAGTTTCCAAAGCAGACTTAGAGAAACTGATTGCTGCTGCAGCACAGACAGCACCTGCTCAAACCATTCGTATTGAGCAAGCACCTCTTCAGATTGCAACTGCTGCCCCTAAGAAGGACGGCGAACCACCTGTAATGCCTACGGTCTAATACCATGATGTTTTTAACGATGTTTATTATTGGTCATGTGGAAATCGGCAATGGATACTGCCGCACAGATATTATGCTTCATAATGAACCAATCGCAATGGAGTATCCTTGTGAATATTATTCTGAGCTGCATGACCTAGATAATAAGATCAAACTACTTGGTCAATAACATGCAAAAACTAATTAATCTTATCGCTTTGTTGTCAGGATTGACATCTGCATCCATTATTGGTGGTGCTGCATATTTGTATTTCCAAAAAGATGTATTAATTGAAGAAGCAAGAGAAAAAGCCGTAGAAGTAGTTACTGAAAATGTAACTAAAGCACTACCTGGATTGATTAAATCTGCAATGCCAGAAATGCCTAAAGTAACTGGTCCTGCAATTCCAACTAAAACAGGACTTCCTATCCCCTAAGGAAAATGGCATGGAATTTAAAAGTTCAAAATGAACAATCCGCCAAACAAGTGAATAATAGTGAACAACGCAAACCAATGTTCAAGTGGGCAGCCCTTAGTGTTGCCACCGTATTTGGTGTTGCACATCTCGGCATTCTTGGACATCTACTGAATAGACAACAACTTCCCATCTTCAATTTACCAGTTGGTAATTATACATCATATCAAGTGGATGCTAGAAAAGATGGATATCGTATTCAATATCGTTCTAATGATCCCTTAGTAATGGGAACTTCTAAAGTTATCGATAAAAAGAACGGGTTCTTTGGTATTGGTGGAAAGACCAATATCATTCAACAACAAGAATACACTATGGATGGAGCAAAACATCTCCAAGGAGGTGAGCTGGGAAAGTTGACTGCCAAAAAGATAGAGTGTATCAAGGCGGAAGGTGGTGGCGAAAATGCAGGGAGAATGGTGGGCG